TTACGTTTATTCCCAGTATGGCATGTTGGTACAGATTATTTACATGAAATAGGTAAAAATTGGTATGACTTTTTAGTTGATGGTGGTGTTGAATTTATATGGGAAACTAAAGTATCAGATATTGATTTCGATAACAATAGGGTATTTTATCCTAAAGTAGCCGAAATGGATAGTAAAGAACTCCCAGGAGATTTACAATGGGTTAGTATGAATTCAATAAATTATGATAAACTTATCTTTGGTGTAGGTAAATCGGGTATTGACTTTGGTAAAACATTAGCAGAAAAATTTGATTTACCAACTGAACCAAAACCAGTACAAATTGGTGTGCGTTTTGAAGCACCACAAAAACACTTTCAAAAGTTAATTGATATATCTTACGATTTCAAATTATATAGAAAATATGAAGATAAAGGGGTATCATTACGTTCTTTCTGTACAAACAACAATGCAGCATATGTTGCCGTTGAAGAAACGTATGGAGACCACAGTTACAATGGACATGCTAAGAAAGATGAATCGTTTAGGAATGATATGACAAATTTTGGTATTTTAATGGAAGTTCAAGGAATTGATAAGCCATTTGAATGGTCAAGAGATGTGGTTAAGAAATTACAGATAGATGGTACAGGATTATATTATAGTCCTACACGTAAACCCTCTACGACATCAGAAGGTGAAAATGTATCCGCTATCCAAGTAGATACATTACATAAAATAGCAAAATCAATGCAACCATACTTTATGTATGTATATGATTTTATAGAGGATATGAAAAAAGTATTCCCTACATTAAAAGACGATTGGGGTATTTACGTGCCCGAAGTAAAATATCTATCACCTGAGCCACTTGTCGATTATACCAATCTTGCTTTAACGAAGTATCCCAACGTTCATTTTGTTGGAGACGCTCTTTCTGCTAGAGGTATAACGGTAAGTGGTGCACAAGGGACATTAGTTGCTGAACAAATTTTATTGGATAATTAAATTAATTTACGTATATTAACACCATGAAGAAACAATCAACAGAGTGGCCTAAAAGCCAAAAGTTAAAAAAATTAGATGGTACCATTGCTTATATTTGGGATGGTAAGTTACATAATTGGGAAGGTCCCGCTTTGATACCTGAAGGAATTGATAGAAAAGGAGAATACTATTTATATGGTATCCCAATGTCAAAAGACGATTGGAAAGAAGCAATATCACAACAATCAGGATTGCCTTGGTATAAAAAACCTGCGGCAAAAGGTGCTAATCATAGAAACTAAAAAATATGAAAATAGGGTTATGTGGAACAATGAGTGTAGGTAAAACTACATTAGTAAATGCTTTAAAAGAATTAGAGCAATTTAAAGGATACAAGTTTGCAACAGAACGCAGTCAACATTTAATGTCTTTAGGTATTCCATTAAATACAGATTCAACATTAAAAGGACAAACAGTATTTTTAGCTGAACGTTGTGGTGAATTAATGCATGATAGTATTATTACAGATAGAACGATATTAGATGTAATGGCATTTACTATGAATGCTAAATCCATACCTTATCAAGATAAAGAAGCATTTGAAACATATGCTAGTGAATTTATTCGAGAATATGATTATATATTTTATATATCTCCTCACGGTTTAGACATAGAAGATAACGGGGTTAGGGAAACAGATGAACATTATAGGGATTTAATTGATTTTACTATTACATCTTTAATTAAAAGACATGGACATAAAGCAGGCAAAGTAGAAAAAATATCAGGGTCTACAGATGAACGAATTCAGCAAATATTAACTATTACAGGACTTTAACATATTTATAATAAAATCTAACTATAATATTATATAATGAAAAAATCAGCATTAAAAAACTATATTAAAGAAAATATATTATCTTCATTATCTGAAAATACTGAAGATGAAATTTCACAAACTAAAGATTTAACAGCAGCCGTTCAAGATCTAAAAAAAGCAAAAGATGAAGCTGGTATCGAAGAAGCTAATATTGGTTTAGCTGATTTAGAAGAAATGGGATATGAAGCTGGAGAAAAGTCATTTGATATGCATTTTGATAAATCTATCTTAAAAAATAGACCTGATACTAAGTCTTATACAAAAGGATTTGTTCAAGCCGTAATAGATAGTGCAGGTTCACTTGGTTTAAATGAAAATGAAGGTAGAACTAAAATGCCTACTCAAGACCAAGTAAATAAATTCTTTTCATTAACTCAAAATGAGATACATTATTTAAATTCTAAACCCGTAGCTGGTCAAGAAAAAACATTCAATGATACGGAAGTTGAACCTTGGGATGAATATGATTTATCTAATTGGAATTCTTTAGTTAAAAAAGCTAAAACTAAAGGTAAATCAATAGATGAAAATGAAGATAATGATACAGATAAAGATACAGAAAAAGACGCAGTTAAACTAGCAAAATCCGCTCGCGGTAAACATAAAAAATTAGACATCGCTGTTAAGGCATTAAAAGATATTACTACTGAGATGAAGTCTATAGCTCGTGAATATAGTAAAGCAGATGGAGTTGAAAAAGAAAAAATTAAAGACCAATTAAAAACTAAAACAGCTAAGAAAAAAGAACTAGAGTCTTTAGTAGCTAAATTAGAAAAGAATGTCGTATAATGTCATCTAAAGAAAGGTTTTTATATTTTGTAATAGTATTTTTTGGTGTCTACTATTTAGTTAGTATGTACTCCTCAAATGAGGAAGAATACATTACTGAGTATAATAGTAAAATAGAAGTCTTAAATGATAAAATAAATTCCTTACATGATATAAATGAGAACTTAACATCTGAGATTGATGAATTAACTACTCAAATATCAGTATTAGATCAAGAAATCATTAAGCAAGATAGTAAAATAGTTATATTAAAAAAACAAACAAATGAGAAAGTTAATAATGTTGATTCTTATGGGGATGATGAGCTTGAACAGTTTTTCACAGAACGTTATAGACAGTACCTCGATTCAATTAAAAAAACCAATAATTCGTCTAGTAATTAAGGATTTAATAAAGGGGGATAGTTTTAAAAAAGAATTAAGTTTAATTACCATTAAATACTCTTTACTAGAAAATAAAGTTGTATTAAAGGATAGTGTTATTGGTAATCTTAACTTTCAAATTAATAACTTTAATTCTATATTAAATACAAAGGGTTCCCAATTAGAATTTACTAAGCAACTAAATGATAAATTAAGACTTGAAATTAAAAAACATAGACTTAAAAATAAAATTCTAGGTGGCGCGGGTCTAATAGCACTCGGAGGCGTAATTCTTATATTAAAATAATCATGCCAGACTTAAAAAAAGTAATACGCCAAGAATATCTTAAATGTGCCCGAGACCCCATACATTTTATGCGTAAATACTGTTATATACAGCACCCACAACGTGGTCGCATACAATTCAACCTATACCCATTTCAAGAAAAAGTATTAACGTTATTTCAAAACAATGATTATAGCGCAATATTAAAATCTAGGCAATTAGGTATATCTACACTAACCGCTGGGTACTCTTTGTGGTTAATGACATTCCATAAAGATCGAAATGTATTAGCATTAGCAACTACACAAGCAACAGCAAGAAATCTTGTAACTAAAGTACAATTCATGTGGGAAAATTTACCTTCATGGCTTAAGGTAGATTCTGTTGAAAACAATAAACTATCCCTTAGATTTACCAATGGGTCAAAAATACAAGCAAAATCCTCAAATGCGGATGCTGCCCGTTCAGAAGCAGTATCTTTATTAATTATTGATGAAGCCGCCTTTATTGACAACATTGCTGAAACATGGGCCTCTGCCCAACAAACTCTAGCAACGGGTGGTGGTGCTATTGTATTATCCACCCCTTATGGTACAGGTAATTGGTTTCACCAAACATGGGTTAAAGCAGAATCCGGAGAAAATGATTTTTTACCTATTAAGTTGCCTTGGTATGTTCACCCTGAAAGAGATCAGGCATGGAGAGATGCTCAAGATAATTTATTAGGTGACCCTAGATTAGCAGCTCAAGAATGTGACTGTGATTTTAGTACATCCGGTGATATAGTATTTTATAATGAACATTTAGAATATTATGAAAAATCATTTGTTAAGGATCCTTTAGAACGTAGAGGTGCTGATCAGAATTTATGGGTTTGGGAAAATGCAGATTATTCTAGATCTTATATGGTTTTAGCAGATGTAGCTCGTGGTGATGGAAAAGATTTTTCTACTTGCCATGTAATGGATGTAGAAACTAATGTTCAAGTAGCAGAATATAAAGGTCAAATAGGTACTAAAGAATTTGGTCATTTATTAGTTGGATTAGCTACAGAATATAATGAAGCGTTATTAGTAATAGAAAATGCTAATATTGGTTGGGCAACAATACAGGTAGCAATAGATAGAAATTATTCTAACCTTTACTATTCACAACGGAGTGGAGAAGCCAATGCTAATTCGTATTTTGACCGATATCAGGACAATTCAAAAATGGTAGCTGGTTTTACAATGTCTTCTAAAACAAGACCTATGATAATAGGTAAATTTCAAGAATATATTGCTGATAAAGGGGTAACAATTAATTCTAGAAGATTAATAGAAGAAATGAAAGTTTTCATTTGGAAAAATGGAAAAGCAGAGGCACAATCGGGGTATAATGATGATTTAGTGATGGCTTTTGGAATGGGTATGTATGTTAGAGATACAGCATTAAAATTTAAACAAAGAGGAATCGATTTAACAAAACAGTCATTAAGTAATATGACAGTTAATCGAACACCATACCAAGGTGGTTATGGTGTTGGTGGGCAAGTTCAAAACCCATATAGCATGAAAAATGACCAAGGTGGAACAGAGGATATTAGTTGGTTACTATAACCATATTTATAAACAATAATTATATATTAGATGGCGGATAACAGTGTATTTACAAGATTAAAGAGATTATTTTCAACAGACGTAGTAATACGAAATGTAGGGGGTGACCAAGTAAAGACCATAGATTCGGGGCATATCCAATCTAGTGGTGAGTATGAAACTAATGCTTTAGTTGATAGATTCAATCGAGTCTATTCTTCAGCACCAACTTCACTATACGGGGCACAGTTTAATTTAAATTACCAATACTTAAGAACACAACTCTATTCAGAATATGATGTAATGGACCAAGATGCAATTATAGCATCCTCCCTTGACATTATAGCAGATGAGTCTACACTTAAAAATGACATGGGTGAAGTACTTCAAATTAGAAGTTCTAATGAGGATATACAGAAAATTCTGTATAACTTGTTCTATGACGTATTAAACGTAGAATTTAATCTATGGATGTGGGTTAGACAAATGTGTAAGTATGGTGATTTTTTCTTAAAATTAGAAATTGCTGAAACATTTGGTGTTTATAACGTAATACCCTATACCGCATACCATATTGAAAGAATTGAAGGACAAAATCCAAATAACCCTGCTGAAGTACAGTACAGGTGGAATCCTGAGGGGTTTGCTGGAGGTTCTAATAGTGGGGGTGGTTATACTGTACCTAATCAAGGAGGAGACAATAGAAGTGGTATAATATACGATAACTACGAAATGGCTCACTTTAGAATGGTAGGTGATGTTAATTATTTACCTTATGGTAGAGCTTATATAGAACCAGCAAGGAAACTATTTAAACAATATACGTTAATGGAAGACGCGATGCTAATTCATAGAATAGCTCGTGCCCCTGAAAAAAGAGTATTTTATGTAAACGTTGGAGCGATTCCACCTAATGAAGTAGAAGCATTTATGCAGAAAACTATCAATAACATGAAACGTACCCCAATGATGGATGAAAAAACGGGAGAGTATAACTTAAAATATAACATGCAAAACATGTTAGAAGATTTTTATATTCCTGTTCGTGGTAATGATAGTGCAACTAAGATTGATACAGCTCCTGGATTACAATATGATGGTATTGCTGATGTTGAATACTTAAGAGAAAAATTATTTGCTGCTTTAAAAGTACCTAAATCATTTATGGGTTATGGGGAAGGAGAAGCAGGTAAATCTACTTTAGCACAACAAGATATTAGATTTGCTCGTACTATAGACAGAATACAAAGAATATTATTATCAGAATTACAAAAAATAGCTTTAGTTCACTTATACACACAAGGGTATAGGGATGAAACTTTAACTAATTTTGAATTATCAATGACAACTCCTTCTATTATCTACGACCAGGAAAGAATTGAGTTAATGAAATCAAAATCTGAATTAGCCGGTACATTATTAGAACAAGGTTTAGTACCATCTGATTGGATCTACCACAATGTTTATCACTTTAGTGAAGACCAATATGATGAATATAGAGATATGGTTCGTGAAGATTCTAAACGTAAATTCAGAAATGATCAAATTCTAGCCGAAGGTAATGATCCTTTAGAAAGTGGTCAATCATATGGAACACCCCATGATTTAGCTTCATTATATGGTAAAGGCAGAACAATGTCTGATCCAGCTAACGTACCTGATGGGTATGCTGATGATTTAGATTTAGGTCGTCCTAAAGACGGAATTACAAATAGAGGAAAACAAGATAATAACTTTGGTAAAGATCCTTTAGGAGTTAAAACCATGAAAGATATAGAAAAACCAAAAGCTAGATTATCAGAATTTGAAGACCCTAAAATTACTTACTTAAAAAATAAGGATATCTTTAAAGGCTTAGACAAAAAACAACTAATATTTGAACAGGATAAAGCGGATTCTTCATTACTTGATGAATCTCGACTAAAATCTTAATATTTATAAATAAATATATTTTTGATGAAAATTAAACACTCAAAGTATAAAAATACAGGCATATTATTTGAATTGCTTGTTAGACAAATCACCGCTGATACTTTGTCAGGTAAGGACTCTCCTGCCATTGACTTATTAAAAGAATATTTTGTTAAAACAGAATTAGGCCGTGAATATAAATTATACGAATCAATATCAAAATCTAAAGTATTAACTGAATCTAGGGCTACAATGTATTTAGATACAACATTAAATAGCTCAAAAGCATTTAATAGAAGTATTCTAAAAAAACAAAAGTATAACTTAATTAATGAAATTAAAAAACATTATGATTTAAATACTTTTTTTGGATCACAAATTAAAAACTATAAAGAAATAGCAGCTTTATATACCTTGATTGAAGGTGTTAACTCTGAAGGTATTGTAGATAACGGACAGTTAATTAATAATAAAATTACATTATTAGAATATTTAACTAAAACCGAAATCAACAAAACTAAAAAAGAAACAGTACTAGCAGAATTTGCTACTTACGATAAAGATGTAAGAACTTTAACTTATAGAATATTACTAGAAAAATTTAATGAAAAATACGATGGTTTAAGTGTTGAACAAAAACAAGTACTTAAAGAATTCATATATTCAGTAGATTCTACCCCAGGTTTAAGAAATTTTTACAATTCTAAAGCAATAGAGCTTAAAAAAACATTAAATGCCTTAGCTGAAAATGTAAAGGACCAAGCAATAAAGATTAAAATTACAGAAGTTACTAAGTTTTTAACAAAATTAAGCAAAACCGATAAGGTAGATAATGATAATCTAGTTGATTTATTACAATATTACGAATTAGTAAGTGAAATTAAAACAGCAAATGGGGTACAAATATAAACTTAAAGAATTTGAGGTAGGGGATGTAAAAGTTGATAATGGTACTAAATCTACTGTTACAGATATTGACTCTACTACAGGTGCTATTTCTTGGTCTATCCAACAGATACCTAATATAGATAAATTAGTTGAAGATGTTGACGAATTAACATCCACAGCTAAAAAGGTATACCAAAAAGCAAAAGACGATAAAAAGTTTTTAGAGATATATCAAGAAGCTAGGTCATTAAGAAATGTAATTCGTACTCATGTTAGAAATAACTACCCAGATGACTATAAAAATGCAATGAGGGAAAATATGAACGAAGAAAGTTCTTCTGTTTATAATACGGTTGTTGATTTAATATTAAATGCAAAATCAAGATACCCAGTCTATTACAACACATCAAGAGGATGGGTTAATGTAGGTGGAACAGGATATCAAGGTGGAGATTTAGTTACTATATTTAAAGCAAAACAAGGACAATCAACAAACATTAAAAACGTATTTTATAAAGCAGCACAAACCCCTGATGAAACTAAAAAAGAAGTTGAAAGATTATCAAAAGGTAAGATTTCGGTTGATTTAGAAGGTAAAGGTCCTTCTGCAATTTTAAAATATAGTTTAAGAGAAGAAGAAGAAGAAGTAGAAGAAATGTCTACCTCAGGTGGAGCAGGTGGTTATTTAACACCATATGCTTTTAGAAAAAAAGGTGCTAAAGCTGATGATGAAGCATATACCGAATTAGGATATACTGTAGTGAAAGAAGATGAATCTCAGTATCCAAGCTTTGAAGTAGACCGGAACATAAAGTACGATGATATGAACATTACCAAAGGGTATTGGTCATATACCGGTAAAGAAAGTGCAGGTAGAGGAGTATATCTAAATGTAATGAACCAGCAAATGTTAGGTTTTAACAGAGAAGATATAAAAACTTTCCAAAAAAATCTACCAAACCATTTTAATATTATAGATGAATCAGCAGAACAACCTGGAGAAGATTTAGGACCTGGTCCTAAAGCAACAGAAGATGGCGTTAAAGATAATGCATATGTAAAGCAATTTAAATATAAATTAGTTCCTAAAAACAATGGCACCTTCGTTCAAAAGGGGTCAGGACTTGAAGTAAAAAAATTATATTAATATGTATAATTATAAATTGATAAGAGAAGACGAGGACAAGGCTAAACTAAAATTCCAAGAGGAAAGAGTTAATGCCTTTAATGAAATAGAAGATGAATTACAGTCTTTAATAAAACCATTAAGACAAGCAAAAATAGAAACTATAAAATATTATAGGGAAAACCCTAATAGTTATTCCGTAGTAACAGGTACAGATTTAATTAAGGATTTTATTAAGGACATTAAAACATTATTAGAAAAATAACAATATGAAAACACTACAAGAACAATACAATTTAATCCAAAAAGGTAAAGGCCGTAAGGATTTATTTTTAAAAGAAGCTAAAAGAACATTTCCGGATATGATATCTAATATTACTTCTTATAGTGATGCTGAAAAAATACTTAAAAGTAGAAGCATGATTAATGAAGAATTAGGAGGTATTGTTACTTTACAACCTTTAGTTCAATTAACATCAGAAGACTTCAACCCAAATAAACAAGCTTGGGAAAATAAGTATGAAGATTTTGTTAATGAAGAAAAGGCAAAATCATTAAGACCTATTATTAACAAGGATGAAAAATTTAATACAAAAAAAGAAGATGAGGCTATTAAAGCAGATGCTAAAGAAACCTCAAAAACAGTAATAAATACCCAAGATCATAATTACGACTATTCACCAAAAGAGGATAATATTAATAATGTTAATGCCCAAGAAATGATGAATGGTGTTTATTTTGAACTTAAAGAAGACCCCTCTTTATCATTAGAAAAGGCACAAGAAAAAGTAATCAAAAACCTAGCAAAAGACCCATTAACCTATGTTAAAAATGGTCAATTTGGAGTAGGTATAGGGTATACAGAAGCAGAAGTACAGGAAAATTCAGGTAAAACCTACGGAGGTAGCGGATATAGTGATAAATTAAAAAAAGGAGATACAAAAATGAAACCAATTAAAGAAAGTTTATTTAAAAAATTAATTAGAGAAGGATTAGGTGGTGTTGTAACATCAGGAAACCCAAATTCACTTGCCGCACAGTCAGGTAGAGAAATTAGAAAAATAATGGCTGAAGATGGATTCCAAGCTGATCAAGCCGGGTCTCAATATCATTCATCTTTATACGCTGAATCAAATAAAGAAGAAAAACTACCAATGGATGAAAAAGCAAAACCAGATTTTGCAGACATCGATGGTGATGGTGATAAAAAAGAACCAATGAAAAAAGCAGCTGCTGATAAAAAGAAAAAACCTAAAAAAGATTCAATAGATGCTAAATTAGCAGAAATTGGAGCTGAAGCAGAAGCTGTAAAAATGGAAGCTCAATTAGAATTTTTATCTAACCACATTAGTGAAAAACAAGATAGACTAACAGGAATTAATGAAGACGAAAATATGTTGGAATTAATGGATAAGTCTAAATTAAAAGAAATGGCTAAGGATATTAAGATGTTAGAGAAGAAAAAATCTCAAATGGAAAGAATATACGAAAAAACTTGTGGTAAAAGTTACTCACCAACAGAAATGGTGGATGAGGTAGAAGACATAGATGAAATGGACGCTGTAAGTTTTAATGATAAAAATAACCCAACACGTGGAGCAGCAGGTGAAAGAGATCCTAAAAAAGTAGGTACATCTACTTCATCATACTCAGTTAATGAAAGTGCAGCTGGAGGTTTAGAAGAAAAAAGCGTTGGAAAAAAGTTATTCCTAGCTTTTAAAAAAGAAGGATTAAAACCTCACTATATAGCAGATGTAAGAAAAGTCTCATCAGCTGATGGTGCAGGGCAAGATATAGTACACATTGAAATGGGAGAAGGGACAGTAATTGTTTCTGTAGACCCAGCAAGTGGTAACCAAGATAAAGTAGAAAAAGCTATAAAATCTCAAGGTCTTACAATAGCTAAAAAAGAAGATAATGTAGGTAGTTCTAAACTTACTGAATTTACTGTTAGTATTTAATAATAAAATATAAATGAAAAAATTATTAATAGAGACCCATACTATAAGCATATCCCCTTCTCAATTAACTGAAAGTGTTAATGCTGAAAATGGGAATATGATTGTTGAGGGGATATTAGCTACTTGTGAAGTTAAAAACGGTAACGGTAGATATTATTCTAAGGAATTATGGGAAAGAGAAATGGATAAATATTCTGAACTAATTGAACAAAGACGTTCAATGGGAGAATTGGACCACCCCGAATCACAAGTAGTAAATTTACAAAATGTATCACACATTATAAGCGGTTACAGGTGGGAAGGCAACGACATTATCGGTAAGATAGAGGTACTGCCAACTCCAGCTGGAAATATATTAAAAGCACTCGTAGGTAATGGTGTAACAGTAGGAGTATCATCTCGTGGTATGGGCTCATTAGAGGAAAATAGAGAAGGTGTAATGGAAGTTCAAGATGATTTTGAACTACTATGTTGGGACTTTGTTTCAACACCATCAAATCCTGGTTCCTACATGCATATGATTAAAGAAGGTATAGAAGCACCACAAAATAATTACACAAAAGTAAATAGTATAATACATGAAATCCTTTGTTCAAAAGGGTCATGTCCTATAACATAAACCACATTTCTTCGGACGCTACCGATGGATTAAAACATTAGACGCTCACTTGAGCGTCTTTTGTATTTTTAACAAAATCCCACATACGTATAACTGCAATGTGTCATGAGTATCTTATATGACACGAACAATTATTATTTCTATTACGGTTCTTAATAGCCGTATTTCACAAACTAAATTTTGGGATTATTATGACAAACAACAGAGATTTGTTAAAAGAAGCAATCGCCGATGCTAAATCAGTTAAAGAAACTGCCATCGAGAATGCGAAACTTGCCCTAGAGGAAGCTTTTACTCCTTACCTTAAAAATCAACTATCTGCTAAATTGCAGGAAATGGATGATGAAGAAGAGGTAAAAGAAGTAAAAAAATCCGACAAGGAAGAAGTTAAAGAAGTGGAAGCTAAAAAAGACGAAAAGATTGATGAAGAAATCAACCTTGACGAATTATTAGCTGAAATTGAGTTAGATGAAAATGCTAGAACTGACGCAGAAGAAGAAGGCTACAAAGATGGCCTGAAAGACGAGAAAGAAGATCTTGAAGAAGATGCTCGTACTGACGCAGAAGAAGAAGGCTACAAAGATGGAGAAGAGGACGAAAAAGAAGACATAGACGACGAGGAAATTGACCTTGAAGATATGTCAGAAGACGACCTTAAAGGATTCATCGAAGATGTTATTAAAGATATGGTAGCTGGTGGAGAAATTGAACCAGGTGACGAATTTGAAGAAGTTGAAGTTGAAGACGAAGACGTAGAAGTTGAAGTTGAAGACGAAGACGTAGATGTTGCTATTGAACTTGACGAAGATATGTCAGATTCAGATCAACGTAAAAAGTACAAGGACGAATCAAAACCAGAAGAAGAAACTGAAGCAGACCGTTTTAAAGAAGGAATGGATGTAGATGTAGATTTGGATGAAGATGCTAGAGTAAACGCGGCAGCAGGTGGATTAGAAAACATCGTAAACTCGTTAACTAAATTAGCAAAAGCAGCAGGGCCAGCAGCAGCAAAAGCAAAAGCAATGTTGCAGAGCTTAGCTCAATCAGCTCACTCTGTAAAAGAGGATGATGATTATGCTGAAATGGAAGAACTTAAACAAGAACTTCAAGAAGTTAATCTTTTAAATGCTAAGTTACTTTATACCAACAAAATCTTTAAAGCAAAAAACTTAACTGAAAGTAAAAAAGTTAAGGTATTAAAAGCATTTGACAAAGCAGTGGATGTTAATCAAGCAAAAACTATTTATGAAACATTAAGTGAAGGAATTGTAAACACAATGACAACTTCTAAGATTAGTGAATCAGTTAAAATGGGTGCTGCTTCAAAAGCTAGTGGTTTAGAACCAAAAGCAACAAAGCAACCAATTCTTGAATCAAATGAGGTATATGACCGTATGCGTAAGTTAGCGGGATTAATCTAAAAACAATTATTAAAATTTAAAAAACAAAAACATGAGCTTAAATTCATTATTAGAAAGCGCAAACCCATATCAGTCTATGCAGTCTGATGCGGCTAGATTATCTAGCAAATGGGAAAAAACAGGTCTTTTAGAAGGCTTAGGTGGTGCCAACAAAAACAACATGGGTATCATTTTAGAAAACCAAGCAAAACAATTAGTAGTAGAATCATCTAATACAGGTGGTGGTGCTGGAGCAGGATCGTTTACTTCACAAACTGGTGTTAACACTGGTGGACAGTGGGCAGGAGTTGCTTTACCATTGGTAAGAAAAGTATTTGGACAAATTGCAGCGAAAGAATTCGTTTCAGTTCAACCAATGAACTTACCTTCAGGTCTAGTATTTTTCTTAGATTTTCAATATGGAAGTGATAAAACACCTTTCGCAAAAGGATCTTCATTATATGGTAACTCATCAGCAGATACAGCACCTTTCGGTAACGTAGCAGAAGGTGGATTATATGGTGCAGGACGTTTTTCATATTCAATCGCTAATACACAGTCGTTAACAGTAGCAGGTACAATGACAGTTGCAGCAGCAACTTGGTCAGATGTTAATTTTGATTCAAATTATTCAGCTTCAATAGTAGCGGGTACTTATTCAAAAATTACAGTAGCAACTTCTTCATTAGAATTTGTAGATAAAGAAGGTGTTGCAGCATTTCAATTTTTCTCTGCATCAGTAGCTGGAGATGAGTATAAAGAATCAGCAGCAGGACAACAAGTAGCTGCTTTTACAAAATATGAAGGTGGTGCTAACATTACATTCGTAGTTGATAATACTAACTGGTCGGCAGGATATGCTACAGCAAACGCACAAGCAGTTGTTGTTTACCAAATCCAACCAACTGATAGAGATAGAGGAGATTTCGAAGATGGTAACCCACTTCCAAATGGTGAAAACTCACCTTCAATTACAATTCCAGAAATCAATGTACAGATGAAATCATCTGCAATCGTTGCTAAAACTAGAAAATTGAAAGCAGTTTGGACACCAGAATTTGCACAGGATTTAAATGCATACCATGCATTAGATGCTGAAGCTGAATTAACTTCAATCTTAAGCGAGTATATTTCATTAGAAATTGATATGGAAATTCTTGGTATGTTAATTGACAATGCTGCCGCAGGAACGGAAGTATGGTCTGCTATCAACAACCAATCTATTACAGTTGCTGGAGGAATACAACCATCATTAGGTTTTTACAATTCTCAAGGACAATGGTTCCAAACATTAGGAACTAAAATCCAAAAATTAAGTAATATTATTCACCAGAAAACATTAAGAGGTGGTGCAAACTTCCTAGTATGTTCTCCAGCTGTAGGAACGATCATGGAATCAATTCCAGGATTTGCTGCTGATACTGATGGTGATGCTTCTAAAGCTTCTTACGCATTTGGTGTACAGAAAGTTGGTCAATTAAATGGACGTTACAAAGTGTACAAAAATCCATATATGACTGAAAACACGATCCTATTAGGATTCAGAGGTGCTCAATTCTTGGAAACAGGTGCAGTATTTGCTCCATACATTCCATTAATCATGACTCCATTAATTTATGACCCAGAAACTTTCACACCGAGAAAAGGTTTACTTACTCGTTATGCTAAGAAAATGGTTCGTCCAGAATTTTATGGAAAAATCCTTGTAAGTGGTTTAGATTCTCTATAATTTATAGAATTAAAATCAAATACATATTTATTAAAACCCGGCTTAGGTCGGGTTTTTTTATCTGTTTCATATTTATGATAAACCAAAACGTTATTATATGCCAAAGAAACACCACACGGATGATGTATTCGTTCAAAAAAGAAGACCAAAAAATCCAATTAAATTTAACGTACAGCTTAATGATGAACAAAAAGAAGCTAAATCAAAAATTATAGATTCACCAATAACGGTAATTAAAGGAATGGCGGGTTCAGGAAAAACCCTAGTTGCGACACAAGTAGCATTAGATATGTTATTTACAAAACAGGTAGATAAGATTGTTATAACAAGACCTACAGTGTCTAAAGAGGATATAGGTTTCTTACCAGGAGATATTAAAGAAAAAATGGATCCATGGTTAGCACCAATCTATCACAACCTTAATATGCTTTATAATAAGGATAAAATACAGAAATTACTAGATGATGAAATTATAGAAGTGGTTCCTTTTGCATTCTTAAGAGGTAGAACATTCTTAGATGCATTTGTTATAGTAGATGAAGCTCAAAATGTTACACATACACAAATGGAAACCGTAATTGGAAGATTAGGTAAAGGTTCTAAAATGGTGATATGTGGTGATATGGCTCAAATCGATTTAAAAGATAAACGAGAAACTGGTTTTTCATTTCTATCTAGAATAGAAGAAAATGTAGAAGGATTTAGAACCTCTACTCTATTAAAAAACCATAGACATGAAATAGTTTCACCTATCCTTAAGGTTTATCAAACCTTTAGAGATTAACGAACTTTTTTCATATTTATAAACATATAACACATATCAATAGCTTAAAAAACATAATATGAACATACCAATATGGGGCGGGACAAGTACATATACACCAGACTCTGATGAAACCCCCTTTGGGTTTTATGATGCTAACACTAACTTTGTAAGTGATGCTCCAAAAGTAGCAGATTTTTGTGCTAGAAGATTAGGTTACCCTTTAGTAGATATCGAACTCCAATCAGGATCGTTTTTTACTGCCTTTGAGGAGGCTGTAACCACATATGGTAACGAGATTTACGCATATAAAATACGAGATAATCAATTATCCCTTGAGGGACTACCAACCGCATCAAACTTAAATACTGCGCTTATAACACCGAGTTTTGAACCAATAGTTAGACTATCAGAACAATATGGAGAAGAAGCAGGTAGTGGGGGTAATGTAACCTATTATTCAGGTTCGTTTGCTTTAACCTCTAGTATTCAAGATTATTCTTTTGCACAATTTATGGTTGATAATGACCTTACAGGATCTGATTATATTCATGGGTTAGAAGTAAAAAGAGTATTTTACGAAAATCCTTACCCGGCAGCAGGTCGCATGTTAGGTGCAGGTGATGGTTTTGGTTTTGGTGGAGTAATGGCTGCTGGTATAATGGGTATAGGAGGATTTGGTGCTGAAGGAGGATACTTAATGGCTCCTTTAAACTATGAAATTGCAGTTATCCAACAAATTGAAATGAGTGAAACTATTAGAAGAAATAACTACTCATTTGAAATTCGAAACGACCAATTAAGGGTATTTCCAATTCCAAACCATACTAATTTTGATGTAAACACACCACCTAGAATATGGTTCGAGTACATCTTAAGAGATGAAAGAATAGCAAGTTCGGTAATGCAAACACCAGGGAATGTTACTAACGTGTCAAACGCACCTTATGGTAACCCTAATTATAATGAAATTAATAGTGTAGGACGTCAATGGATATTTGAATACACATTATCATTATCTAAAGAGATGCTAGGATATGTAAGGGGTAAATATGGTAGTATACCAATCCCAAATGCTGATGTTGTTCTAAATCAATCAGATTTAATAGCAGCAGCAACAGCAGAAAAAACATCATTGATAGAAAGATTAAGAACTTATTTAGATGAAACCTCAAGAATGTCTGCTTTAGAAAGAAGAGCTAAAGAAGGAGAATCCAAAATGCAGGAACTACAGAAGGTTCCATATACAATTTATATCGCGTAATATGGCAATGTACACTAGACAAAGGGATGTTTCTCTTATGCGAAAGTTTAATAGAGAATTGATGGGTAATATTATTACCCAACAGTGTGCCTTATACCAATTTAAATTAGAAGAAACTAAAGTAAACATCTATGGCGAAGCAGCTGAAGAAAAATACTACAATGGTCCTTTTTTATTCAATGTTTTGATAGATAGGGGTGACCAACAGTATGCTGAAAGTGGAGAAGGGGTACAATTTGAACAGGGCATTAACTTTAATTTCTTTAGAGATGATTTAGTTGAAAAAGACGTAGTCCCCCGAGTAGGTGATATCGTTTTATATGAAGCTAAATATTATGGGGTACAGAGCACAATTGCCAACCAATATTGGGGTGGTAAAAATCCTGATTACCCTAATAATGATTCAGATGGTACACCAAACCCACTAAATCCTGGATTACATCAATTTGGTAACAATATTTCAATATTAGTATCAACGTATTATATTCCTGCAGATAAAGCAGCAATCTCACCATATATAGAAAGAATGTAATGGCAAAACCTAGAAAACCAGTACCAAAAACCCAACGTGCAATTAGTAAGGGGGAACAAACTGCCTTTGAAGGCATAGAAGGCAGAGGAGAACAAGGTAACCCTAATTCTGCAATTGTACCATCAAATCCAAATTACACAGAAACGGGCATTGACTTTAATAGGTCTAAGCAGATGAGTTTTAAAGGTGATGATACAAAACAATATTCTGTCGGCATACAGGATTTAGATGAAGCGGTATTTTATTATTTTAACAATATGATAAAACCTTTTGTTTATCAAAATGGTGAACGAAGAGAAGTACCCGTAATATATGGTGCACCTGAAAGATGGAAATCTTTCCAACGTGATGGGTATTATAGAGATAAAGCAGGAGCAATTATGCTTCCTATTATAGTAATTAAGAGGGACTCGTTAACAAAAGACAGGTCAGTAGCAAATAAATTAGATGCAAACCAACCTAACTTATATGGGGTTTGGTCTAAACAATTTAGCCCAAAAAACTTCTATAGTAACTTTGGAACTTTAAATAACAGGAAACCAGTTGAAAAATATCATGTAGTAGCCCAACCAGACTATGTTAATTTAGAATATAGTGTATTAGTTCAAACTTACTATATGGAACAATTAAATAAAATAATTGAATCATGTGAATACGCTTCAGATGCATATTGGGGTAATCCTGAAAGATTCCAATTTAGGGCTTTTATAGATAGTTTTAGTACATCAACTGAACTAACACAGGGTAAGGATCGATTAGTAAAAGGAACATTTAATATTAGAATGAGAGGGTACATACTACCCGACACAATTCAAAAAGAATTAAATTCTACTAAAATATACAATTCCAAAGCAAAAATAAGTATTACTACAGAGGCAGTTGTTAATTTAAACGATACTGAAACAATATCAAATCCTACAAACGATGGACGTACAAGAATGTAATTTTGATAATTTTTCTACATA